TGCACTCACATATTTCCGCATAATTCAGGTTTCGATGTTTGCCCATTTGCGTCAAATTGGAGTTGGTCGCTTTGCCAGCAGGTCGTCCACCCAAGCCGATTGAGCAGCACCGTCGGACTGGGACCTTTGACGCCAGCAGGCACTCACGCCGTGGCCCGCTTGTGGCCGTTGCTGCCATCGACTTATCCCCGTATGAACTAGAAGCCGCTGAGGTTTTCCGGCACATCATGGAGGCTGGCGCTCCGTGGTTTGCCATGACCGATGGCATCCGTCTGGCGATGCTTCGAGAGTCGCTCGAGGAGCGTGCTCGTTTGATGACTCATGCTGAGGCCTCAACGGAAACGCGCAAGGCTTTGCGTGACCTCAATCGTGAGATCAGCGACTGGCTAACTGCCCTGGGCTTTGATCCTTCAGCTCGTGCGCGGCTTGGACTTGCTGAAGTGAAGGCTCAGTCTGAGCTGGAGAAAATGCAGAACAAACGCGACACCAAGAAGCCCTGACAATCTGCACACCAAAAATGGGAGCCACCTGCGATGGCGCCAAAAGTGAAAGGCTGGCCGCCCGCGTATTTGACGCCGGTCCCGCCTAACGACATCAAGCGATCTGAAGGCAACGATGTTGCCGCCTTCATTGAGCAGTTTTGTGTTCAGGTCAAAGACTCCGTTGGCGGTCTTTCTGGTGAGCCTTTGCGCTTGCGTGACTGGCAGATCAAACTGCTTCAGAATCTCTTTGCCCGTCGCGATGACGGCAGACTGAGACACAAGACTGCGCTGGTCGGTCTGCCCCGCAAGTCTGGCAAGTCAGCGCTGGGATCTGGCATTGCGCTTCACGGTCTGCTGCTTGGACCTCGAGGCGCTGAGGTCTATTCCTGCGCAGCTGACCGAGAGCAAGCCCGCATCGTCTTTGGCTCTGCCAAGCAGATGGTGGAGAACTCACCAGACCTGTCTGCCGTAACCAAGACTTATCGGGACGCCATCGAGGTGCCCAGCCGCGGATCTGTCTACCGGGTCCTATCGTCTGAAGCGTTCACCAAAGAAGGCCTTAGCCCCACGCTGGTGATCTACGACGAACTCCACGCCGCTCCCAATCGGGAACTCTGGCACGTGATGACGCTGGCACAAGCTGCGCGCTATGACGCCCTGACTTTGGCCATCACCACTGCTGGCGTGCGCACGGACTCGAGCGGCCAAGACTCAGTGGCCTATTCGCTCTATCAGTACGCCAAGCAGGTGGCTGCCAAGGAAGTCATTGATCCTTCCTTCTTCGCTGCCTGGTGGCAGGCGCCAGATGAATGCGACCATCGAGACCCGAAGAACTGGAAGATAGCCAATCCCGGCTTTGGGGATCTCCAAGATCCTGAAGACTTTGAGTCTGCCTGCAAGCGCACACCACAAGCTGAATACATGACCAAGCGGCTGAATCTGTTTGTCTCCTCTCAGCAGGCATGGCTCCCCAATGGCGCATGGTCCGAATTGGATTCCTGCGCCCCACCACTCGAGGGTGATCCCATCCCCGTGATCCTTGGAGTGGACGGCTCGTTCTCCGGTGACTGCACCTCCATCGTTGGTGTGACCGTTGAAGAACGGCCAAGGGTTTGGCTGATCGGTGCTTGGGAGAAACAACCCACGGACCGTGAAGACTGGCGCGTGGACATCTCGCACGTGGAGTCTGAAGTGCTGCGCGCTTGTGGCCGCTGGAACGTGCTCGAAGTTGCCTTCGATCCTTACCGCTGGCAGCGCTCGATGGATGCCCTAGCAGCTGCTGGCGCTCCCATCGTCGAGTACGCCTCGAGCAGCCCAGCCCGTATGGTGCCAGCGACTGCCAAGTTCTATGACGCCGTGGCGTCTGGGGGAATCTCGCACGACGGCAACCCGACACTGGCGAGGCACCTTGACCATTGCGTCCTACGCATTGACCGCATGGGGCCACGCATCGTCAAGGAGCATCGAGGATCTCCTCGAAAGATTGACTCCGCCGTTGCTGCCGTCATGGCTTTTGATCGAGCAACTCACAGGCGTGAAGACCCTGAAGAAGCACCTCAGCCCATGTTCTTTGGAAGTTAGGAATCCCCGTGCGTCGATGGATCGCTCTGGCCTTTGAGGCCGTTGGTGCTGCCGGCCTTGCCGTTGGTGCTGCGCTGATCTATCCCGCCGCTGGCGTGCTCGTTGGCGCCGTTGCCCTCATCCTTTTTGGATTAGCCTTGGAGCGTGACTGATGCTTAGACGCCTCCTAGGCGCTGGCAGTGAGCAGCGCAATATCTCGTACCAATCTGTCTGGGGTGCTGGCGGGGAATGGCCTGCCAACCTTGGCGGCGCTGGAGTCAACATCACGCCAGAGACCGCGCTGAAGATTTCCACTGTGTACGCCTGCGTACGTATCTATGTCGATACCATCTCCACGCTTCCGGTTGATGCGTTTATCCGCATCGATGGCGACCGCCGGCCTTTCCGTCCCAAGCCCTTGTGGATCGAAAGCCCAGACGCTGGCGTCACGCGACAGGACCACCTTGTTCAGGTGCTCGTGTCCATGCTGCTTGACGGCAATGCTTTCATCCTCGTGCTGCGCAATGGCAACGGCGATGTCATCGCCTTGACGGTGCTGGATCCCAAGCGCGTCCAGATCCGCCGGAACCCTTCCCGTGAGATTGAGTACGTCTACGACGACCACACTGTGTTCAGGTCGTCTGAGATTCTCCACATCACGGAGATGAAGAAGCCGGGAGAACTGCGAGGAGTCTCACGCATCGAGACCCTGAAAGATTCTCTCGGACTTGCCAAGGCGCTTGAGGTCTTCGCTGCTCAATTCTTTGGCAATGGATCTGTCACAGATATTGTCATTGAGGCCCCCGGCAACCTGACTCAAGAGCAGGCCAAGGCCATGGTCGATGGCTGGGAAGCCCACCACCGTGGACTAGCCAAGGCCCATCGCCCTGGTGTTCTTGCTGGTGGTGCGAAGGTCACCAAGATTGGCGTGGACCCCGAAGAGTCACAACTCCTGGCGAGCAGACAATTTGCGGTCGAGGACATCTGCCGCGCATTTCGAGTGTTGCCCAGTCTCATGGGAGTGCCCGGCGCCACCAACTATGCAAGCGTGGAACAGAACGCCATCCAGTGGGTGCGCTTCTCCGTCACACCAATCGTGGCCCACCTTGAGGCCGCGTACTCCAGCCTGCTGCCGTCCACCGCCTTCATCAAGTTCAATCTGGATTCACTCCTGCGCGGCGATACCACCACGCGATTCTCTGCCTACTCCACCGGCCTTCAGGGTGGCTTCATGTCCATCAATGACGTACGCCGCCTCGAGGATCTCCGGCCCGTAGATGGCGGCGACATCGTGCGCGTGCCACTAGCCAACGTGGACCTCAATGCCGCCAACCTTGTGGAGATGGACAAGCGCGTTTCCATGGCCCAGAAGCTTGTCTATTCAGGCTTTGATCCTGCCGAGGTCTTGAAGTCTCTTGGCCTGCCTGTCATCGCTCACAGTGGCGTCCCATCTGCGCAGCTTCAGCCCATCGCCATGATCAATGCTGAAGATCCGTCTCAGGCATATCAGGTCTAGCCATGGGAATGACTACTGCCCACTTCACGCTTGGCACGGCAGGCACTCAAATTTGCGCGCCAGATAACGAGTCCGTCTCAGTCATAGTTCACAACGATGACAAGCGCAGCAACTACCACGTGTATTTGGGTACCTCGAGCGTCGGCAGCGCTTCCGGCCTTGAGGTTCATGAAGGCCAGTTCGTACAACTGACTCTTCCTGCTGGCATCGCTTTGTGGGCCTGTAGTAATCCCACTGGATGCCAACTGTCTGTCTTGAGAATCGCTAACGACTGATGCCGTACTTCATCAGTGACCAAGCAGAGGGCTGCAATGGCTGGGCCACGATCAAAGAAGATGGCGAAGTCATCGGATGCCACACGACCAAACAAGACGCCATTGATCAGATGGTGGCCGTGAGTCTGGCCGAGGGTATGGAACCGGGAGGCGAGCGCGCTCTTCCTCAAAACTTCCGGCCCGCGCTTTCCCCAGACGTGCCTGAAGGCCGAGCCTGCGGGAACTGCTACTTCTACGATGAATCAAATGTCCAAGGCGACAAGGCTTGGTGTGAGCGCTGGGATGATTACGTCAACGGGGCTTACTACTGCAACGCATGGCAGCCCGATGACAGCGAAGACCAGCCCACCGCGTACTTCTCTGAGTCTCGTGCCATCAGCGTTCCGCAGTGGCTTCAGGACAATGCGCGCCGTGGCCTCGACTGGTTGGCTCAGGGCTATGGCGGAGATGGCCTGACGGACAAGACAGTCAATGAAGCCCGCCAGATGTCTCGAGGAATTGTTACCCAAGACAAGGCCGACCGCATGGGCCCATGGTTTGAGCGTCACCTTTCAGACCTCGAGGGAACAGACCGGAACACAGACCCGCCCACCGCTGGCATGGTCGCTCACGCCCTCTGGGGTGGCTGGCCCATCGATGAGTCCTACCGGGCTAGGGACTGGGCCATTGATCAGCAAGTGACTCCTGAAGAATCGAGCAGATACATGCGCACAAAGGTGGAGACCCGCCAGATCACCGTGGACGATATTGAGGTCCGCGAAACCGGAGACGGTATGAGTTTCTCCGGCTACGCCGCCGTTTTCAATTCTCCATCCGAGCCACTGCCCTTCATCGAGACAATCCGCCAAGGCGCCTTCAGCAAGTCCCTACGCGCCAAGAACAACGTGATGATGCTTTGGAGTCACGACACATCCCAGCCTTTGGCGTCCACGCGCTCCAAGACCATGACACTCATGGAGGATTCACGTGGCCTGATGGTCGATGCCGCACTTCCTCAGACTTCGCTAGGCCGTGACGTCGCTGAGCTCCTGCGCTCCAAGGTTGTCGACTCGATGAGCTTCGGCTTCTCCGTTCCCCCTGGTGGAGATCGCTGGAGCGATGACGGCATGACTCGGGAACTCACTGCCATCCGACTTCATGAAGTCTCCGTGGTCAGCTTCCCGGCCTACACCAAGACCTCAGCCACCGTGCGGTCCATTGACATTCTCTCCGACAAGACTGGCGCAGATGCTGAGTCTCTTTCCGCCGCGCTCGATGCACTCGAGGCCGGCAATGCTCTGACCCGCGATCAGGCCACGATGCTCACCACAGTGGTGGAGAAGCTGGCGCCGGAGTCTGAGACCGTGCCCGAGCTGATCGAGGACAACACCATCAGCGTGACCCTTGCCCGCTTGCGCGATGAACTGGACTTGAACTTCAAGACCCTCTGATTTCTGAGTGAGACCGGAGCCGGTCCACCAGATGCTTAACCCCGTGCGGAGCCGCTCGGGCTACCCCTCCTGCGCATCCAAAAAACACACACAATGAATGGATGTGATTCCCTTGTCTGACTTCCTCACGAAGCAGATCGAGGCGCGTCAGCGTGCGTGGTCTGAGGCCCGCGAAATGCTTGATCTCGCAGCAACCGAGAACCGCGATCTCACCGCTGAAGAGCGCCAGAAGTACGACCGCATCAACGCCGATCTTGACGAGCGTGCGCAGTTCATCAAGGATGTTCAGGCCGCTGAAGCCCGTGAGTCCGACATCGCCAAGGCGATGGAAGGCCGCGAGTCGGCAGTGCGTCCCATGGCAGCGCCTGCTGCTGGCAACGATGAGAGCATTCTCCGCTCTCTTCTCCGTGGCGAGATCCGTGGCCACACGTTCGACTTCGAGCGTCGTGACATCACCAGCGGCTCGAGCAACGCGCCAACCCGCACCACGTTCTCTGACTTGGTTCTTGATCAGGCCCGCCTGGTTGGTCCCATGTTGGATCCCAACGTCGTCACGGTACTGAACACCGCAGCCGGAGAGAACCTAGTTCTTCCCTCGCTCTCGGCATTCTCCACCGCTGGCATTGAAGCAGAAGCCGCAAGCATCGATGAGTCAGATCCGGTTTTCTCACGGACCACTCTTGGCGCCTTCAAGTACGCCTTCTTGGTGCAGGTCTCCAATGAGTTCATCAACGACTCTGCGGTTGACCTGCTTGGCTTTGTCGCCCAGCAGGCTGGCAACGAGCTTGGCTACCGTGCCAACTCGGTGCTCACCACTGGCACCGGCACAGTCCAGCCAAACGGCATTGCCAGCGTGGCAGGGTCAGGCGTTACCGGAAGCACCGCGGTCACTGGCGCCTTCACTGGTGACAACCTGATCAGCCTCATCTACAGCGTCGATGGCGCAGCCCGTCGTATGCCCGGCTTTGGTGTGATGGCTAACGCCACCAGCATCGCCGCCATGCGCTCGCTCAAGGCATCCACGTCGGGTGAGTACCTGTTCACCCCAACCTTGGACGCGGCCACACCTGACCGCTTCCTAGGTTATCCGCTGATTGAGAATCCCCACATGGCTTCGCCTGGTACTTCGGCCAAGTCGGTTCTTGCTGGTCACCTGCCGTCGTACTACACACGTCAGGTTGGCGGCATTCAGGTTGCATCGTCCACGGACTACGCATTCCAGAATGATCTCGTCACCATCCGCTGCATCATCCGAGTGGATGGCAACCTGCCGCAGACAAGCCACGTCAAGTACTTCCGTGGCGCTGCTTCCTGACCTAGGTCAAACCTAACCCGACTTGGAACGGGTTTCTCTGAACGCTGGTGGCCTTCTGCACGCGCAGGGGCTAGAAGGCCACCAGCACCCTGCGCATAATTGGAGAGAAGTGTGAGCAATGCTCGTAAACCTGCAAGGTCAAATCCTCGATCTCCCCGGCCCAGAAGCGCAGCTGCTTCTGCGCATGGGCTACGCCCACGAGATCGAAAGAGCGACCCGCTCGCCATCGGCTGGGTCTCGAACGCCCCGTGGGCCGCAACCGGCTACGGCTCCCAAACCGCGCAAGTCACGCGCCGCCTCAAAGACGCCGGCCACGATGTCGGAATCTTTGCCAACTACGGATTAGAGGGCGCATCCTCTGAATGGCTCGGGATCCCTGTCTGGCCTCGAGGCGCTGAGCAGTATTCCAACGATGTGGCGCCGGCCCAGATGCAAGAACACTTTCAGCACTCTGCTTCTGACAAGCCGCTGCTGGTCACTTTGTATGACGTTTGGGTCTTCAAAGGTCAGCAATGGGACAACTGGCCAGTGGCCTCTTGGGTGCCCATTGATCACGCGCCCTGCCCGGGGGAAGTCGCTCGATGGCTAGGCAAGCCAAACGTCACTCCGCTGGCCATGTCGAAGTTTGGCAAGCAGCAGATGGACAACATCGGCCTTGAG